GACGCTACGGGCTATCATAGCACGACGAACAGCGGCGGCAGGGCATAATCCTAGCTGGCTAGCGATAGTATGATGCGGTCTAAATGCTCTGCCCGCCATTTGAGCGTATAGAGCGCGGCTTTTAGTCGGCCTAGCCATTGAAATGATTTCAACGCCTGTATCGTCAAATCCCTCTGTATTTCCGGTGACAACAACAGTCCCGCGACGGCGAGTAATAATGTTGCCAGTGTCGCTTGTAACGCACCAAACCCTTTCCGGCTTCCATCCATCCTCAAATTGAAGCCGATACTTTGTCATTTCATGTTGAGTCCTTTTTGTCAAAGACAGGCAATAAAGAGTATTAGAATTTTTATTTCTTGGCTTGCTTTCTGTGATGCTGGCACGATAACCGCGAACACAAGCAATAGCTTGCAGTAAATCTAAAATGGGCTTTTTGGTATTTGAAATTCGCATTGTTGGCAAATTTGGCTCTACAAAATCATAATGATTGCCGTCTGCCATCCAAAAGCCAGCAACCAAAGAATCAAATTGAGATTGATTCAACGCCCAAAAAAGATTTGTTCCAAGCTTTTTCAGATAAGGCTCAATTCGATATAATCCATTTCTTTTTTGATTTCCAAAACCTGTCCCGCGAGACATTGACCATAGGCATATATTTTTTACAAATCTTTTTTTGTAATCAAATCCACAGGATTCAAGAAGCCTAGACACTTCGTCGCAAATGTTTTTATCTCTTGCCGCCTGACAAAGCGTATATGTTAATCCGCCCTTATTTCCGCGACCAACGCTTCCGTCGCCTAGCCAATATCCAATCAGCTTGCAATCATCATTTGTTAGCTCTTTTGGCTGCGTGTATTTTAGGCACTCATTCTGCAAAATTCTTTTTTTTGCCTCAATTTTTGACTCTAAATCCGAATACCCATGCAACTTTCTTAAGATGTATGAATTTGCGGAAATGTTTCTATTAAGCTGCTTTTCCGTCAATTCAGGCTCATTTTCAATTGTCAGTTCAAATTCTTTAGACTCTCCCGATATTGGTAAAAATCCTCTTTTTCCAACCAAATCAGATGCGTGGACGATTTCAAAATTCTCGCGGCTGTATTTTTTGAACAACATTCTATGGTCGCCAGTAACGCGAATTGAGCGATTTTTAGTCTCAAGCACAACCATTTTTTCGCCTTCGTGTCTATCCCTGCGAACAATAAACTTTGGCTCTTTGAAAAAGACATTTCCATTATCCCAATTTGCAACCTTGTGCTGATATGTCATGCTGTCAATTCCAATCCATCCTTCGCTAGTTAAGATTTCTGTCTTGTCGTCAAGACAAAGCACTCCGCAATTCCAAAGAAATTGAATTGTTCCATTGCCAAAGTCAGACAGAATTTTTTTGCGCTCGTCTTTATCTGTCTTGCCACAAATCCAACTGGCCATGCCTGCTTTATGGCGATTAAAAATCTCTGACAAAATTCTAGCGTGTTCAACAGATGATGCGAAGCCGATACCGCGCTTATTGCCGATAATGTCAATGGTTGAACTAGCTACACCATGTAGCGGCTTTTCGCGTGTCATTAACTCTGCCAATTCTCCGCTATTCAAATCACCTGCTACTGTATGGATTGATTCAAAATTTAAGTCCTCGACCTCTACCATTTGTTGCTCTACCGGAACAATCCAACCGTCATGAATTGCGTCTAAAATCTCATAGTCGTATGCAACTGTATCAAATACTTGCCCCAATGCTTCTTCATCGCCTCTGTCCGGCGTGGCTGTGACGCCTAAAACTTTCAGCGTAGGATTTTGCTGATAGTATTCGATGACTTTCTTGTATCCACCGCTAACCGCATGATGCGCCTCGTCAATAATCAGTAATCCAAAATCATGCGGGTCAAACTTCGTCATTCGACCATTGCCATCATTGCCAGAAATATGCGTCTGAATTGTAGAGACAATGACTTGCGCCTTCGGATGAAACATACAGCCTTCTTGCGAAGCGCGGTATTCACCCATTTCAACATCTGCTTTTAATCCTGTGACTCGCTCAATTTTATCCTTTGCCTGCCAAATCAATTCCTGACGATGCGCCAAAACCATAACCCGCTTTGGCTGCATACGCTCAATAATCCCCGCAAATGTCAGGGTCTTGCCACACGCCGTAGGCAGCACAATCAGCGTAGAGTCATTTGATTCCCATTCCAAAAACGACGAGTCAACTGCTGATTGCTGATAAGGACGGAGAGAGAGTTTCATTTTTACAATTCCCAAACTTCAACTAGAGTTTTTTCAACTTCTTTGCTTCCAATTTTTTTTTGTCCGACTTCAATTTTGACTTTATCTGGCGAGTCGCAAGATATGATTCCAGCGTATCGGCATAGGTCAACGTGGTATTTTTCGCACAAGTTATCTTCGTCAAGGAGTCGTTTTCGGAAGCTCGTAACGCGGACAAGAAATCTTGAGCTATTTGGTCTTTCAGCTTTTTTCTCGCCCAATGATGGAGTCCCAATATCTGATTCCACGACGGCAGTTTGTGGGGAATTTCTAGCGATAAAATCTTTTGAGGCATTTGGAAATAGTTGTTGAATGTTTATCCGCTTTGGAAGTTCAGTCATAAATTTAATTGGTAGTTTCATTTTTCTTTTGTTGGTAATGCTCTTTGGCTTTTTGTAAAACAATTTCGCGGTGCAATGGTTCTTCTGCGTAACGCATTTTATTCCATGCGTTATTTTTTCGCCGCCTAGCTAAAAGCCTAGCTTCTTTTGGTTTTTGAGCCCGTAGATAATCATTATATGGATTAAATTTTGTGGTTGTCATATTTTTAAGTTGACTTGACGGCAGTTTTGCCGACTACCGCCAAGTCTGGTTTCGCCGCGTAGCTAATCGGTTAGACTCGCCACTCTCATGCGGCAGAATTGTTATTCGGCTACTCCGCAAGGTAGCCAAGTCGCACCGTTGTCGGTTGTGTATAGATACCATTGGGCAAGCTTTTCCCATTTTTCGTGAGTTTCCCCAAATCCATCTACAACAATGTTCTTAAATCGAATCACAACGCCTTCGTCATCTTTGTAAATTGGAAAATAAACAGAATCTCCATTTTTGTGTTTAATTGGTGTAAAAACAAATTCCTCCGGCTTCCACGGACGCAATGTTGGAGTTGGTTTGATGCGGTATTCTTCCGGCTGTCCTGACCAATTGATTGAACTATGCGGCAAAAAATCATACCACTTGCCGCCTGACAGTTTTTGCAATTGTTTTCCGTCTACCATCGCCTGAATAAGCGGCAAGTAATTTTTAGCTGTGCTAGGTGTCATATTTTTATAGTATTTGTGTGTTTATTTATTTCGTAGGTTTCGTTTTTCTTCTGGAATCATTTTCCAGAAAAATTCGCTAATGCTGCCACGACGGGCGCATAAATCGCATGATTCAATCAGCAATCCATTGCAATCAGGACAAACGTAATCAGATTTCGTCCCTTTTAATTCTGATTCAATCATCTTCAATCTTGAAATACAGGCTTGTAAATCCATCTTGCGAAACAATGGGTCAGACGGAATAGCGGCTTCCATGATAGCATCGCCAACCATAATAGCGGGTTTGCCTTGCGCTTTCTCTAGCAATCCACGAATACGGCGCAAATTACCAAGCATTGACTGAATTTCTTCATTCCTATTCCAAAATGGTATCAATTCTTTAGGAACGTCCATTCCTGAATTATCCTTAATCGGCTCAAAGTTTTTAGCGGCTTGTTCAATGGTTTTAGCATTGACTTGTTGGCCTGACTCGACAACTTGACCAACGATTTGCTTCTGTTGACGAGGGGGAATTTTAGACACAGCTAAAGCAGCGGCTTGCGTAGTCACTTCTGGAATTTCTTTAGCCACTTTAGACGCTTCAATCAAACGATAGCCCTTCAAATAACTGCCAACTGTGTCCTCGCAATAATCTTTGAAGCTAGCATATTTTACGTCCCAAAGTTTTTCATCGCGCATACGACGAAGATGGACACCCAAATCCGCAAAGCCGCTTTTAATTTTATCGTGCAAAGCGACAAACTCTACTATCCTCGTTTGAATTGATTTTTGTGACATAAACTATTTCCCGCTAATCGTTTCAATCATTTTATCCCATGCTTCTTCGGCTAGGATTTGAGTCGGATAATACTTTTGCAATTCCAAATAGAAAAATTCGCAATCGTGCCAATACGAATATCCGGCGATTGGACGCTGACAAGGTTCAGGCTCTTTTCCGCAACATGGACAGGGTTTCATAATGATTCGATGGTTAATTGGTTTCCGACAGACTCAACATTTGAGCAGACACAGCGCAAATCTGACTCGCCAAATTCGCGCATTGCATCTACCGCTTTTGCAGCACGGCTAAAACCCTCTTTCACCGCTTCAAGCTGAATTTGCTTAACCAATTCGCAAAACTTTTCAGCCTCAAATTCGACATAGCCGTAAAGTCCATGCGTATCAGATTCGGAAAACCGTTGTTCAAGCGTCCATTGTTTAGCTGTTTTCATTTTTAATTCGCGGTTTTAGCCAGTCCCGCAAACTGGTTTTTTTATTTGAATGGCGAAAACGTCCCGCGCTTATCAATCGCGCACTCTACGTCATTATCGTAGCAGTCAAAAAGAACGCCTTCGCCAAATCTGTCACAATCCCAACTTTTCAGCCAATTTAGCCAAATCGTCGGCATTAGCAGGCATATTATTTGCCCCAAATAGCTCGTCACAAGCCGGATACCAAACGTGGTTAGCGACTTCTTCATCATTCTTATCGCTATGCTTCTTCAGCAAAGCGGCAAAAATTGCCTCGCTAGTGTCGTATTGAGGCTTTGTTGGCTCAACCTTTGCGGCTTTAGCGGCTCGCTTTGGCGCAGATTTGACTTCTGCGGGCTTTTCTTCTACGACTTCGGCCACTACGGCAGGCGCAGGCGTCGGCTTCGTGGCAGGCGTTTTAACAAGCGCGGCGGCGAGCTTAAACTTTTCCCTAAACAAGGCTTTCACTTTAGCCTTTTCTTCGGGGTCTGTGGCTTTTGCTTTTGACAGCGGATTAAGCCATTGGGCATTAAAAAATACTCGCCCATTATTGCCTTCCTTATGATAACAGTCAGCCAAAACGTATTCCGGCTTACCATCTTCATTCAATTCGATGTTTTCCAAGTCGTAAGGGTCAAGCTCTCCAATTTCATTCACGGTCCATTGCGGAAAGCTGTCTAATACAGACTTCATGTTTCCGTCGTGTCGAGAGCCATCGGCTTTGTAAAGCACAATGGTATGTTCAAAGCGGAAGTTTTCAGGATTAGAGCCAATCAATTCGCTAGGAAATGTAGCGCAAAGGTTTCCGCTTCCGTTTTTCGCTAGGCCAATTTTGATTTTGTCATAGCGACGCGCTTTGTAAGTTCCGATTGCTGGTAGGTTATTTTCACTCATAGTTTTTGTTTGTTAGTTGTTGCGTTTTTGTTGGTTAATAATTTGTCCGTTTGCGGCTTGAATATAAATCGGCACTTGGTTTTCGTCTTTGAGGGTCAAAACATTTTTATAGCTAGGACGAATATCGTCTTTGCCAAATTTGTTTTACTGATTGCTTGCGATGCTGTATGGACGATAAGGAATTTTACCGCCATTTTCTTTCGATTGTTTTGCGTGTTGGCTCATGTGTTTGTTAATGTTTGATGTTGTCAATGAATTTTTGGACGAAATAGAGACACAATACTAGCAGGAACAGCGAGGCTGTCCATGTTAAAACGGTTAGGCTTATCATATTTTAGTTTTCCTTATTCAGTTGTTATTTTTCCAAGTTGAAATCTCATTTCTGTATCGCTATTTGCATTGATAACGAAAAATTTGTTTGAGATTTTTTCACAATAGTCTGCAAGTGCATTTTGCGGCGAATCGCTATCGCCATACGCTCCTACAAGAAATGCGTCGCATTCTTTTTCTTTTGTTTCAGTGCGTTCAATTTGCGCAGTCCAGCGATTAAATTGTCCGGCGTGTTGTCGAATCACAATATCTTTTCCGCAGATTGAAGCTAATTCTTTAATGTTCATGTTTGTGTTTATTGGTTTTGCCAAAATTCTTCACCAGAATTTAAGCGGTTATAGATTTCTGCTAAATGTTCTGCTGCGTTTTTAGCCGCTGCGTAATCGCGGATTTGACGGGCGGATTCTAGCAGACAGTGAAATGCTTCTGCTTGTTTGATTAGTTGTTCTTTGTTCATTTGATTTTGCGGTAAATGTCTGACTTCGTTTCTGAAGCCATTAACCCAACCAATCCGGCGCAATTCTCAATTATTTTGCAGCCGGGATACCAATACTTAACAATATCGCCTTGCTTGATTATTCCGCGCTTAATCAGCCTAAAGCCTCGTGGGATTCTTTTGTATTGTTTAATTTTCATAATCATTTTTTATTTCGTTTCCAGATTTTCAAATCGTGGTGACTGTGGCAGCCGCAAGCTATGTGATGGCCTGCGTGACGTTTAGGCAAGGTGCAAATCCAATCAAATCCGTTTTCGAAAAATGTTTCTTTACAGATTTGAACATCATGTTTGCAACATTTTCCTTTGCATTGTGTGGTTTTCATATTAGCGAGTAGGGCGATTAAATCCGCTGTATTTAGCCTTCCATTGTTCAGCCCAATCCTTGCTGTATGCTTGCAAGCCTACACCAAATTCTTTAGCTGCACGACGAAATGCGGCAGTCTTGCTGCCTTCATGCGCGTCATCGTAAGTTTGCGACGGATTGTTTTTGAAGTAATCCATTTTGCCAACAGCAGAGCCAACAACGCAGCCACGCACAAGTAATGCGACTTCGCAATAAACATGAAAGCCTTCAACTCCTTTTGCCGTCTTAAATTCTTCCGACCAAGAGCGAATTGAAGTAATTGACCATTGCCCAAGTCCAAGCACTTTGTTAAAGCGTTGGCGCAATGCTCCATGTTCCAAATAGACAAGGTTATTGTCGCCGCCTGCGCCTCGCACAAAGTCGGCATCTGGAAAATCAGCCATTAAAGCGTCAGATTCATCCTTACTGATAGGACATTGCGACGACTTCTTAAAAGCCTCTGCCAATAATTCAGAGACAGATTGCTCTTTAGCTTGCGATGGCGATTGTTTAACAGGAATAGTAATCGGCTGTTTAGGCACAGGCGATAATCCCATTTCGACTAATTGCGCCTCGTCGCATGGTGGCGTTGTGGTGGGTTTTCTTTGTGGTATCATATTAAATAATTCCTTTCTTGATTCTAGCTTCAAATTGTTTCTGCGTTACAAGCTTCCAAGTTTTTTTATCGGAAAACGGAGTATAGCCTTCGATTGTGTCTTTAACCCATTTATTCCAAACCCAAGACCACCACCAAACAAAGTTTCCGCGAACTTTATAGCAAACTGAAAGGCTGTTGTGCTTATTGAAGTAGTATTTCATAGTCATTTTGTGTTTGTTGTTATTTGTAATTGAGCATTTCAGCTATCAGAATTTCAATCTCTACATGGTTTTTGCACATTGTAATTGCTCCGGCTTTGTTTTGACGCCAGATTTCATAAAACTTCGCGCTGTTACCAATCTTTTCAGGAAAGCCACACGAGCGAGCTATGGCTTCAACGCTATTGCCAGCAATATCCTGTTTATTGCCAAACGTGACGACCTGTAAAGTATCAACAATGTTTTCATTCCAATACCATCTTCCGTTATTCATTTGCCCAATAGATTCAGGAATGCGCAATCCGTTTAACCTTGCGCGATTGATAATGATAGGCAAATCAAATCCGATAATGTTATGGCCGATTAGCTTAATGCCGTTTTGCAAGTTGTAACTAGCGATTGATAGGAACTTCTCTAGTTTGTCCGCCTCTGTCCCTTCGCTGATAGCCTGAATGTTGCTAGAATCGCTTCCTAGACAGATTAAAGCCACTTCGCACGTTAACCAATGCAGTCCGGCATCTTCTAAATAGGCTTTTCGCTTTGCTTCAATGCTCGCCGCTATTTTTTCAGGGTCTTTAAGGTTTGCCGCTGGCGTAAATTCAGGAGCGCGAGCGAGCAATCGGGCTTCATCTTGCGGCAGAGTTTCACAGTCAAATACCGTGAACCCTTTGGTTTTTTTCCTTTGTGGTATCATTTTAGTATCCTTGTTTTTGTTTTCTAGCCGCCCACATTTCTTTGAAATGCAGCCTAGCGTGTTCTGATTGCGTCATTAGTTCCAAGTTTTCAATCCTGTCGTCATTTTTTATTCCGTTTTTGTGGTGAACAATTTCACCTTTTACCAAGTATCTGCCTAAATGCTTTTCCATCACCAAGCGATACCTATAAACATGAGTTTTATACATACTTGGCCTAGGATGATTCGGAGAATAAATCAAAACCCTTCCATGCCCGTCGCCAATTTCTCCACCGCGCCATTTTGGATTTAAGCTTCCAATCTTGTTTAGCGACTTGCTAATTGGCCTACCAGTCAAATCTCGAACTCCGCGAGAAACTCGCAGCCAATGCCCGTTACACATTCCGTTAGACCTAACTTCTCTACCGCATCCCGCAACGCTACAAATCTTTTTTGGCTTTTTTTGGCCTGCCACCAAGTTTCCCATTAGCGGCACTTGCGGCACGTTTAGCGGCTGACTTTGATTTTCCTCCGATTGCGCCAAGCAGGGCTGCTGCTTTCGAGGCGGTATTGTTGTCTTGCATATTTCATTCATGCTTTAGTTATAAACCAAAGCGGCTAGGTTGTCAACTATCAATGTTTAATTTCTTCCAAATCTTTTTCAAATTGCTTTGCTTCGTTTGTTTTAAGCCATTTTTCAATCAGTTTCCAAAGTTGTTCAGGCTGCTTTTCTGGATTGATGAAAAAATCTTTTTCGGTGAATGGTTTGAGTTTCATGGGTCAAATGATTGGTCTTTTGTAATTCGCTGGCAATCCCGTTTGCTTTTTAATCATTGAGCATTGCCAGTCTGTCGTCCTACGCGCTGTTGTTTTTTTCATCTTAAACTTTTTTGCCAGCTTTGTGGCGATTTGATGTTTAGTGAATTTGCCGTTAAGCAGATGCTTAATGTATGTCGTTTTATGAAATCCGTCTTTTGATAACATATCGTTTTCCTGTTTATATCAGTTATTTCTGCTTGTGTAAAGGTAAAAGTTAAAATTTGTTAATCAATGATTTTCAGCCTCAATCTTAGTAATGTAAAAATGAATACCGCTTTCACATTCTTCCATCCAATTATCTGAAAACAGTTCAGTTGGTCTAACGATTTCGCCAACATGATAAACAAATGTTAAATTAGAAATTGAAAAAGCTTCTTTCCCTTCGCTAATTTCCAAAACTTTTACAAATTTTGCCCGGCATTTACGGCCAAAAGCGTGGCTTCGCTTTGCATCGGCAGGAATAAGCAGTTTGACAATCTTTCCATTGGCGCATTTTTTCCAGCCAATCAAGTCGCCTTCTGGCAAAATTCTTGTTTTTGCAATGGCTAAATCCGCGCCCTTGGCATAGCGAAGGTTGGCATAGCGAAGGTTGGCATAGCTAAGGTTGGCATAGCGAAGGTTGGCATAGCTAAGGTTGGCATAGCGAAGGTTGGCATAGCGAAGGTTGGCAGAGCCTTTAATAGCCGCAGTTACCGCTTCCGCGACTGTGGAAAAATCGCCTTCAAATAGCAATTTTCCGAATACTGATTTAATTTGTATTTTCATGTTTGTTTTTTGTGTTTATGTTAATGGTTCAAAGCTAGTTCAATATAATCCTTGTCACGCGGATTGCTTGCGATGTTTAGAGATTCGGAAAAGCCATAGACATTTGCTTCATGCGAGCCTACCTCTACAAAGCCAGCGGAAATTACTTTCATGTTCCCCGCAACGTCTTTATGGGTTAATGCTTCGTTGAATATGACGGCACAGGGTAGGCCGGATTGGTTTAATGTAATGATATATTTTGCCATAGTGTTAGTTTTTTATTGTTTACGGCGGTATCCATCGGCATAAAGCGGTTTTCCTTCGTATGGCTGATTCTCCGGCCAATCAATTAGCCGATAATCCGTGAACTCATTCCGACATGAATCCATGAAATTACAAGCTGCGGCGTGATTCATTGGGCGCAAGTCAAAGCGCGTTGTCTCTTGTCCTGTTTTCCGGTAAATGCTGACTACCGCATAAAGTTTTTCTGTTTTCATTCCGCGCTCTCCTCATTTTTAGGTTTGAACATATCGGCCAAAATTGCGCCGATGATTATGTAAAGGATGATTAGGTAGGTTTTCATTGGACGCAAATCCATTCATTGCTAGAGACTAGCTTGCCGTTAAAATATGGCTCAAAGTCTTTTTGATTAAACGAACCAGTCAGACCAGCCTCGCGCAACAATCCGTTGACACGCTCGCGGGTTGTAGCTGTATTCCATCCTGCCAATGTAACCCACAGCTTGCCATCGCGCTTTTCAGCAATCTTGTTGCCATGAAGAAACATTGCATTTCCGTCAGTGGATGAATTGCCGCTAGATTTAGATTTTCCGGCGATGAATGCCGAAACGATTTGATTAGTGATTTTCCGCATAATTTTTATTAGTTGATTGTCATTTGTCAGGCTCGCTTTATTGTCCGCCTGACTGATAAGAGTATCGGCTATTCTCCAAAAACTTACAAGCATTTTTTTAATAAAAGTTAAAATAAATTAAATTCTGACACCGCTTAAACCATGCCAAACATTGAATATATTTATTGTGTCCAATAACAGGACGCACATAAATGCGATATAACGAACGATTGAAGCGCGGATAGGTAAACATAGCCGACAATCTAAAAGCCCAGCAATCGTCCGCAATTGGCTTATAGGAATTAAGCAACTGTCTTTAGTAATTGCTGATATGGTTTTTACGCTTGGCATAGCATTTGCTTACAGATTGGGAAATTGATTGAAAAGCCAATGAATCTAACTTTTCGGCATATCATGCGTGATATGTCTAGCCGATGGAACGAGCCGACAATCCGGCCAACTGGAAAAGAATTTTGCGGATGGATTAAAGCCATTAGAAACAACTTTTCAAAATGCAAATCACATTGGTATTATTGGCGATTATCAATCGCGCATCATAAAACCATTGCAAACATTAGCTATAAAATTCTTAAAGAAATGGCATTTTAAGAAAAATATATTTTCGCTAAAATCGCTAGTATTTATGCGGCTGAAATGAATCGCAGAAAAATAAAGCTTGTTTTTTCGCACCCCATATCAGTAAACTTAACTACTACCACGCGGTATTGCGAAGCTTTGTTGTTCAACAAATATGCTCTAAATTTATTCTGCTTTGCTTCATTCGATTAAAATTCGCTTAATCAATTAAACGATTGTTTTGGTGTCCGCAGAGAAATGCGACGTTCTAACTAACCTTGTCTGACAATCCTCCGCATTAGGACGTACGCGAAAGCGATTGACATTCTCCCGCCGTTAGACTAACAGAATAGGAAATGAAGTTGCGCCGTCGTCAAATTACGCTCTCTGACCTTAAAGAGGTTGCCAAGCTCGTTGGAACTCGCAAGCTGACAATCGCCGAAGCTTGCCACGTTAGAGACTTGAATCCTGACCAGTTCTACCGTTTTACTAATCGCGCTGGACGCAAAGAGGTGTTTGCAAAATACGTTGAAAAGCTTAAGTCAGTCAAAATCAATACGTTACTTGAGCAAATTGAGACGATAACGGATGGAAACGAAGCGATTAAGCAAAAGCCTGATTGGCGCGGTAAGCAATGGCTGTTAAGCGTTACAGATGAGCGTTATGGAAAGTCTGCTGAATCTTCCGTAACAACCAATAACGTGCAAATCAATCTTGTTACTGATGCTTTGAAGCGTGTTTTCTTGGATGACACTAAACCACAACAGGTTACGATTATTCCGGCTAGGAAATTGATTGGTTAATCCCAGAATACAATCCTCGCGCCGTGCTGTGTTAAGTTTTCAACGATTATGCGATGATGCCTAGTGTTTGCGGCTCGCACAATCCACTTGTCACCATTGTTGCCGTCGTAAAACTTGTCGCCAACCTTGCACGACTCATGTGCAAATCGGCTTTCAAAGGAGTCCGATTGATACCAGAACGTGTTATCTTCGGTGTTTGTCAAATGGCTAATAGGCAATTCCTCGACTATTTCAGCTAGTGTCATTGTTTTCATAATTAACCTTTGGTGATGGATTGGAGGGTGTGGATTGATTCAACTAGAGCGTTATGAGATGCGTTGCTGGTGGGCTTGTCAATTCGATGCTTAGCCGCTTCTACAATGGCCAATAGCGCGTTCAATTCGGCTTGTGCTTGTGTAGCGGTGGACGAATCAATGGCGAAGCTTGCGGCATCGTCAATCAGACTTTGGATAGCAGATTTATTTTTCATTGTGTGAGGTGGTAATGGTTATTGGTGATTAAATTTCTGATAGCCGCAATGTCATGTAGCGGCCAATACAGTGCCCTCGACACGCTGACAGAGCCTCTGTCTGGTAGCGCAATATCAGTTTCGCACAGCGCACATATTTTCTTGGCGTCACTAGCGGACACCGTGAATGACTGACCAGTGACAAGGTTGACGAATTTAATTTTCATTTGATTTGATGGTTGAATTTCTCTTAACACGGATTAAATGCCAGCATTGGCGCAATAGGCCGATTCTGCACTGGCAAGGGTGAACATATCGCTCGCATAATTCTCGCTCGCGTATTGGCGAACCTGTGCGATTTCAGAGGCATTAAGGGCCATAGCCGACAAGTCGCTAAAGGGCGTAGAAGAACCAGACAGGACGCGGGCAACGCGGGCAGATGTGATTTGATTGATTGTCATATAATGCAATGGTTAATGGTTAAACTGACAAAGGGAGTATCGCGCCAACAGGCGATTGAGTAAAGAGCTATTTTAACTTTTTTTAAGATATTTTAACTAATTGATTGGCACAGCAATTGAATAACAGGAACCGTGCCAAGCATTAATTAGGAAGCTTTACTATCTAATTCCAAAGTAGAATCGTGCCAAGTGGACAATACATTTGTCGTGCCAAGCTATTACTAAGGAAGCTTTAGTAAGTATTGATTAGATAGTTAAGGTTATTAAGCAATGCGGTGATGGTGGACAGCGGAAAATAATGTCTTAGGGGCGCGGCCTTGCCGATATATGCTGTCTCTGTAATTTTTCTAAATTTAATGACTTTGCCCTAGCCATCTTGCAAAAAAATTTTTCTATTTCTATAAACTGGTGATAGTATTTAGATATGGAATTTGAATCTGTTGAAAATAATATAAAAAACAAAAAACCAGCTTTATTTGGTCTGCTTGGTCATTGGGGCGCAAGCGATAAGGTGTTTGAAATAATGGAAAGCAGGCGGGTATGGTTTGTAACTAACAACGAAAAAGGACAGTTTGACGAAATTGTTCTTGCGAATGGAAGCGGAAAGTGGTGCAGAGCAGAAGGAGAAGATTTTTGACAAATCTATTAACTCGCCTATCATAAGGCTATAACTCCTGACGAAAGCTCTACGGTTTGTTGAGAATCGCACCAGCAAGCCATGAATCAACATGGTGGACTAGCAGACGTGCTAGGGCGGAGTATTTTATTTTTCAACTCCTATTAACTCATGTCTCAAAATTATACACCGCCTAATAGGTAAAATAATTCGTCGCTAGAAAAAAAATTTCAAAATTACTAGAACTTATACCTTCCTAAATCCGCAACAAAGTCTTGAAATTATTTTTGGATGGGGTATAAAGGAGGAAATGAATCAAACTAGCCAACAAAAAAATGATGCTGACGAGTATTTTCGGCAGCAATTTAGTCAGTCAAACGAATCATTGCATGAAATTGTGGAAAAGAATTATCAGCGCATACATTCTGGAAAAAACAATGAGCTTGGATTTAAGGACGCGCTTTATCAATCGTGCATAGAATACGCCGCGCAATTACAATCTCAATTAAACGACGCAAACAAAATTGTTTTTGAAGTAACAAAGCTATCTACTAGCCAGACGGCATCAGCGCATCAGTGCCAGCTGGTTTTATCTGCAATGGATTATTTAAAAATTGAGCCAACGTATCAGGAAGCGTGTGAGATATACGCTGATAAACCTAAATAATTCACTCCATCCGCCAACCTTCACCAATCAGTAAGAATTAGCTTGTAACTTTTTGCGATTGGTGGGATAAAACATTTACATAGCGTAGCGTATAACGCTTCAATCCGTAAATGGATTTGGACACATTAAAACGACATGGGTAAATGATGGACATATTATGAATACGCCACAAATGGACGATGACGGTTATTCAACAGAAGCAACGCTTGAGGCTATCAAAAATTGGAGCTATGAAGATTTTCATGGGCTAATGGACTTCATTAAATCCGCATGGGCTTATCCTGATTTTTGGTCAGAGGAAAATACGGTTGACGAATTTTTTAAGGATAAAAAGATTATCCGCTATCATGTATCAACTGCCGGATTGAGTGGAAATGAATCAATGATTGGGGCGATGCAAGATAACCTTGTATTTTGGGCGTTTTCATGGGTGCAATCTCGTCGTGGCGGACATTACATTTTTGAACTTCCAGAAAAGGAAAATATCTAAAGCCATGCTTGAACTAATCGGCTAGAATCAATCAAAATATGAAAATAACACACACAAACGACGATGGTGAACATAGGATTGCAGTTGAAATTAAACGCAATAGCTTTTCGCCAGATAAAAAAGATTGGCAGATTGTCATTATTGGACGCGGCCATTCAAAGCATGAAATGGCTGAAAACGCTTTGAAAACCATTGACGAAATTAATGGCGCATTAGTCGAGGCTAAAAAGTCATTGGAAGAAATATGAACCCGACTCTTAAACAACTTCGTGATTGGTATAAAATGATGGAGCGCAATCAGGTTTTGCGGCATGATAAAAATTTAGACAAGGGAAGATAATTATTAGCCATTCTACTACCTTCTTTATCCGCAAAAATCTTGTTGAAAAATTTGCGATGGTTGGTAGAGTCGAGCCGTTAGCCAATTCTCGAAAGAGTTGAAGTCATCCGAAGCTATGACGGCAGTAAGTAGCTGATTGGCTAATTTAATCACACACAACAAATGAACGACACGCAACAAACACAAATTCCATCCGGCTATTATCAGCTTAAACAAGGCGATATGATTCTTGAAGGCGACGAATGGCTGATGAATGGACGGACTTGGGTAGAAACCAATATGGATGGAACGCTTGTTCCACCGAATACGGTTTATATCCGTAAAGAAAAATGACTATGAAAATTTATCTAATCTCAAAACTGGCTATTGACAAGCTGGAAAATATCGCAAGCGCGGCTGTGGGTTATCGTGGCATTGGCTATGTCGGCACGAGAGAAGAAGCCGAAATACTTGTAAAAAATGCAGGCAATACAATTGGCGACGGTTGGCCGATTGATAAAGGGGAGTCGCTTCCAAATTTATCCGCCAAAGAATACGAATTGATGACGGTTGAACAAATTGAAGATATTCTTTTGGAAGAAAAGCTAAAATCAATGAGCCAATCCGAATTGATTGAGCTTGCTAAAAAACAATTGAAAAATAGTTGACTAATTTTATGAAGCAATTAGATTTCCGGCGTGGTTCACTTCTGATTGCTTCATGTGTGGCCGCCGATGATTGGTTTCGTCATTTTCCAGTTGTCGGCGGTCTTTTATTTTGAATAAATGATAAAAAATAAATAAAATATAAAATGAAGTTCACATCATCATCAACGCTTGCCGAAACATCCCTAGACCATGTTGTTCCGTGGGGAACTAGAAAATGCTTGTCGGTCAACAAAAGATTTATTGAAAAACTCTGTGCGCTATATGGTAAAGGGGCAATTTTTAGCCTGTTAGATTTGGGCTGTGCTGGCGGTCATTTTGTGTCTGAATGCGTTGAGCGCGGCATTAACTCCGCTGGAATTGAAGGCTCGGACTGGTCACAGAAACAAGGTCGTGGGGCTTGGCGAATTCATGGCGATAAGCTGTTTGTTTCTGATATTACAAAGCCATTTAGCTTCGATACATCATTCGATGTTATAACCGCATGGGAAGTCGTTGAGCATTTGACAGAAGATGGAGTCGGCTCATTCTTCCAAAACGCTGCCAACGCAAGCAGCCAGAACACATTGCTAATTATCAGCACAACATCAGAGCCGGATTTTGTAAATGGCGTCAACCTACATCAGACCATGAAAGGGCATGAGTGGTGGATTAAAGCCGCTAGAAAGCACGGGTGGGAAAATAGCACAAAGCTGGTTAAATACTTCTCGCCACAATGGAACAACGGTTCCAGATGGGAGTCTGACTCGGCGTTTCATTTTGTATTTCACCGAAAATCGGCAACATTGCCGAAAATCCCAAAGCAGTCCTTTATGCTAAATGTTTATGACATTTATTTAGGCAGCAACCTACAAAAGTTTATCGCTGGAAAACGCGAGCATATTTATTGACAAATGAAAATCTATGGATTGACGGGAAAAGCTAGAAACGGGAAAGATAGCTTCTATAAAGAGGTAAAAAAAATCATTCCTGACGCCGTGCGCGTGGCTTTTGGCGATGAAGTAAAGATTGAAGTCAGCCAAGTAACAGGTTTCACGGTAGAATACATTGAGGCCAACAAAGATATTTTTAGACCGATGCTTCAATTTTGGGCAACTGAATTTCGCCGCAATCTTGTCGCCAAAGATTATTGGATTAAGCGCATTAAGATTCGTCCATGCGATTTGGATAAACCAATCTTCGTCACAGATTTGCGCTTTGAAAACGAAGCCGAATTTATCCGCTCAAAAGGCGGCAAGATTATCCGCGTGATTAAGTCAAATCATTCCTCAAATGATACTCACAAAAGCGAAACAGAGCTAGAGGGCATAAAAGCTGATTATACCATTGTCGCAAAAGACAGAGGCGAATTAGCAATTGAAGTGCAAAAATTCTTGGCATTAGAAAAGCCTTGCAATAAGTGATAATCGGCGTAATGTCGGAAAAAATGAAACTATGAAACGATTATTTTGGGACATTGAAACATCGCCTAATATCTGCTTAAATTGGAGAATTGGATACAAGGTTTCAGTGACGCCGGAAAGCATATTGAAAGAGAGAAAAATAATCTGTATCGGCTACAAATGGGAGGGGGGCAAGGCAGAAATTCTTACATGGGACAAAAATCAGGACGACAAATCACTTCTAAAAAAATTCACATACATAGCAAATCAGGCGGACGAATTGGTAGCGCACAACGGAGATAATTTTGACTTGCCATTTTTCGCTACAAGGTGCGCCCTTCATGGAATTGTATTTCCGACTTACAAGACAGCCGATACACTGCAATGGGCTAGACGCAAATTCATGTTCAATTCCAATAAGCTAGATTACTTGGCGCAATTCTTTGGAGTCGGAAAAAAGCTGCATACAAATTTTGATTTGTGGAAAGACATTTGCTTGAAGCAATGCCCAAAAGCATTAGCTAAAATGAGCCGCTATTGCAAGCATGATGTAGTGGTGCTTGAAAAAGTCTGGAAAAAGATTGTGTTGCTATCGCCTGTAAAATCTCATGCAGGAGTATTGAATAACGGCGGTAAATGGACTTGTCCGCATTGTGCTAGCGAGGCGGTTAAAATAAATATGACTCGCGTAACAGCCGCAGGAACGAAACAATATCAAATGAAATGCAAGTGCTGTGGAAAGATTTATACTATTAGCGGAAGCTCAATGGAAGCGTATAAGGAAGCAAAAAAGAACGATACCGATAATGCAAAATGATTCGCGCTCGCGTCAATCCGTCAGTAAAATTCCGCGTCATAAGGCGAAAGCTTGAAGATTGCGTAGGCTTGGCTGATACAGAGGATTGCACCATTACAATTGACCCTAGACAGTCAAAGCGAGAATATCTGTCAACATTATGCCATGAATGGCTTCACTTGGCTATTCCGTCAGCAAGCGAGCGAAATATCATCAAGCTAGAAAAATCTTTAGCGAAATTGATTTGGAACAATGGTTATAGAAAACAAACAAAATAAACACATGAAAACAAAAGATAAAATTAAAAAACAGGAATTAAAGGCTGTAATAGCGATGGCTAAAATCTATAAGCATTGCGGTTATTCGTATAGCGAAACGCTTGGCGCATTGTCGAAATTGGCATTTATTCCTCCGATGAAAAAATAGATTTGCTAATAATTTGACTTTGCATTACTGTCCAAATGTTGTGGATGGTGGTGTTTGTGGGGTGCGTCAGTCAATTATTCGGAGATTGGCTGGCGCATTTTTAATTTAATGACAAATGATTACAGAAATAAAATACGGAGCTAGGGTTAAAAACCAGAACGGACACATTTATCGAATTTCTGAAATGACTGGCAGAAAATTGCAACTAGTAACTGTGTGTCTTGAATCTTTTTGGGGAACGCCACTTGCCCATTACATTCAAATTCCGATTGAACAGCTTTACGAAGTTGATTGATTATGGCTCAAAAATATTCTAAAGCCGAACAAGAGCAACTAGATTTGATTATCAAATTTGGTCAAATGGCTAAAGAAGCCGGATGCTGCAAAGAGCAAGTCGAAAACTTTTTGATGGCGGGCGTGACGATGCAGAAAAAGCAATTGGAGATTGCCGCGCTTTGTCGTCAATGTGATTTACCAAACGGGCCTAAAAAGATTCTTGCGGGTGGCGGGCGTGGGTCGGGCAAAAGCACGACAATTCTTACACAAATTTTCTGCGACGATTGCCAACGAATTAAGGGCTTAAAAGTATTGGCATTGCGTAAAGTCGGTAGGGCAAATAAAGAACAGATTGCTGACTTCCGTAAAAAGCTGCTATTCAATCTTCCGCATACTTACCGCGAGCAAGCGCAGACAATTGATTTTGCCAACGGCTCGCAAGTCATTCTTGGAAACTTCAAAGACGAAAAAGACATTGATAAGTATTTGGGGCTTGAATACGACTTAATCTATATCATGGAGTGTAATCAGCTTTCCGCTAGCAAGATTACAAATATCATGTCTTGCTTACGCACAAATAAGACTGATTGGCGTCCCCGCGCATACATGGACACAAATCCGGGCGGCATCAGTCATATTGAGCATAAAAAAGAATTTGTTGACCCGTGGAAAAATGGAACGGAAAAAGATACTCGCTACATTCATTCAACCGTTGACGACAATAAATTTGTCAATCCTGAATACAAAGCATTTTTGCAAACGCTAGTCGGATGGCAACGCATGGCTTGGCTTGAAGGCTCTTGGGAATTTATGGCGGGTAGCTTTTTCAGCAACTTCTACGATACCGTCCATGTGTATCCGAATGAGACAGTTGATTTGGACGTAAAGAAATGCCCGACTGTAAGATGGTTTGCGGGATTAGACTACGGCTTTAGCCATCCTACGGCATTCACGCTTTGTTGCGAGGATGAGTCAGGACGCGTCTTTATCACGGATAGCTATGGCGAGCCTAATACGACGATTGAACAGCACGCAGCGAACATTAAGGACATTCTAGCACTACGCGGATTGATACCAGAGGACTTGGAATTTATCGCGGCTGGCAAGGATTGCTTTCGCGTGGACAAAGACGGCGGCACGGTAGCGACTGAATACATGGAGCGCGGATTGATGCTTACAGCCGTGCATATTGACCGCGTGAATGCTTGGGCGCAAATGGCAGAAATGTTTGGAGATATTCAGAAGCAAATTCAGCCTAGACTTTTTATCCACAAGAATTGCACAGAACTTATTCAGCAAATTCAGATGGCGCAATGCGATGAAAAGAAGCCGAATGATATTCAAAAAATCAATTTTGATTCTGAAAACCAAAACGGGGGGGACGACCAGCTAGAATCCTGCTTTGTGGCCGGAACAATGGTATTGACAGAACTTGGAGAAACGCCAATTGAAAAAATTAAAGTTGGCGACAAGGTTTGGACTAGAAAAGGATTGCGTAAAGTGCTTTCAGCCGGAAGCACAGGCGTAAAAAAAACGCGACAATTATTGTTTGACAATGGAAAATCGCTTATCGGAACTTGCAATCATCCAATTTGGCAATACAAAAAAGGATGGACTAGGCTTGACAGCTTGCGAAATGGTGATAAAGTTTCGATATGTCTCAACTATCTGAAACCATCGTATTCAACGGCAGAAAATTCCGCCGCTATCCAAACTCGACTCGCTCACACTTGCGTAAATACTATTTCACAAGTGAAATCAAGTCTCCTGGGAAAAGCCTCTCGCTTCACCAAGAAATTTACAAGCATCATCACGGACTTTCAGAAATCCCTAAAGGATGCCACATACACCACAAAGACAAAAACACGCTTAACAACGACATTTCCAATCTCGAAATGCTTACAGCAAAGCAGCACGGAGAAAAACACGCCGATGACGCTGGAAGGCTTACCGAAAAGCATTTGGCTCATCTTGCATCAATTAGAAAGCTCGCCGTTGAATGGCATCACACCGAAGAAGCGCGAGAATTTTCAAAGCGAAATTATTCAACTTCGCTCGGAAAAAGCTTCACAAATAAAAAATTTGTCTGTCAATACTGCGGAAAGGATTTTGAAGTCTACACTTCGCATAACACAGTCAAATTCTGCCATGTCAATTGCAAGGTCGCGCAGCAACGACGAAACGAGTGGAACTGGATTGATAAAAATTGCCAAATTTGCGGACAAACATTCAAGGCATACAAATACGCAAAAACCAAAACTTGCTCACGCGAATGTAGTGGAAAATTACGAAGGTCGTATAGAAAAAGTATTTAACCTTGAAGTAGAAGATTGCCACGAATACTTTGCTAACGGGGTGCTAGTCCATAACTGCCGTAACAGCCTAGTTATGGCCTACACCAACTTGCTATCAACCGCCAAGCCAATCAAAATGGGCAATTTCCAATCTATATCAGAAAAAGTCACGCCTGATTATATTGACGTAGAAGCAGAATTGATTGAAGCGGAGCAATCGCAGTATTTGATTCAGGATGCTAGGACATTTAGGCTTTGACAATCTTCCAATGCTTTTTCAATTCGCCGCATTTTACGGCTTTGTCGGAATTGATAAAGGACAGATTTCTAAACGATGCTTTAGATAGCGTCTCGCTAAAAGAGTCGTCATCACTTTCGGCAAGAAAATAAGACGGCACTAGCTTTAGCTGTCCATGCTGCTTTAGAACAATCTGTGCGCCGGAAAGCTCTGGCACAAACAAAACGTCTAGCTCTTTAATTTCTGAAACAGGTATTTCTTTCATTTATTTTCCTCAAAATCATCGCACCAATTTGCAACAATCAATATCGGCGTCAATACTAGCCAGATTGAAAAAAAGCAAATCCAGAATAAAAATACGCAGATTATTAGCTTTAGGATTTCTTTCATAGGCTTTCTAAATCTAAATTCCAATTCTTAGCCGCGAAGCGACGTAGTGGATGCAAACTTTTTTCTCCCACATGAAGCGAGTAAAACGGCATATTTTTATCAGGCGGATACAATTTACGCTTTGTCCCTTCTGATATTTTAATCTGAAATCCAAGCCGTTCAAGAGATTTTAGAAGTTGGGGTAGGTTTTTCATTTTGATTGCTCAAACTGCTGCTTAAAGTATTCGTCAGCATCGTGCTTTTGCTCGTTCGTTTGAGCGACAGAATTAAAATGACTTTTCAGTATCCGCTCAATCTTTTCAATGTCCGCAAGATTGAACTCGTTGGCTAATGCTCCGGTGCAGTTGGCGATTTGTTGGTTGGTAATATTGTCATTCATTTCCTCCAACTCTACCCAGAATTTGAATCTTGCCAATGGAAAACTTGCTTGATTTGTCAAGTATCATTTTCTCTAATGTTGACTTGAAGGCTGAATAAGATTATGAATAACACCATGCTAGAAAATTTCAAAAATAGACTTGCTGAAAAGCTGATTTCGGCTGGCTCAATGGTATTGCCTACGGAGATTATCGCTAAATTATCAGGGCTTGGGGATGCTCCGCAATTCGGAAATAGCGTAAATCTTGCTGATATTCAGAATGCAATCAAGACTTCTGAACGTGGCGAGCCTTATTATCTATTCGCCTTATTCCGCGACATGATTGAAAACGATTCGCATATTCAAGCCGAAATGGGTAAGCGAATTATGAGCTTCATGGGGCAAAATGAATCTATTGAGCCTGTGGACAAGAATAATCCTGACGACGTAATTGCTTCGGAAGTGATTATGGACATGATTGTGAATTGCGACAATTGGCGCGAAGGCTCATTACACTTGGCTAATGGTCATATTTGGCCGATTGCTGGTGCAGAAAAGATTTATGAGCCTGTTGACGGCGCGGAAAGATACAAATACAAGCATCCTGTCAATTATCGCCTTAAAAAGCTGCATCCTATTCCCTATCCGCTTTTTACCTATAAAGTCGCTTATTGGAATGTCAATTCTACTGGTATTGCACCGCAAGGCGGCGTAGTGCCACAAGGCATTTTGACGAATACAGGCGCAATGCCTAATCAAGATGTCGCTGGAATTTCATCGCTAGGCACTTACAACAATGTCAATCAAAATCCTGCGCTTATTTGGAATCCTAACGATTGGCATGCAGATTTGCGCTTTTATTCCACTTATGGCAATGGGCTGATTGATTGGACAATGGCTAATTGCTATAAGCCTGACCCTACGCGCCATGTGCTGCATTCTGCTAACGTAGCTACGGCGTCAATGCGTGAGAATTTTGGCGGCACACTACGCAGCCTTATTCCGTGGTGGTTTTATTCGGCTAACTTGCGCGATTGGATGATGCGTGGTATGGAACGCTATGGCTCGCCATTTGCCGTCGCTTACGCGCAGACGCAGAATAAGAACGTCTTTGATTTGCTAACCAAAGCATTTAATCAAGCGACGAAAATCAATGCTTTAATCGTGCCGCCACAAGCGAAGATTGAATTGAAAGAAGTCCAAGTAAGTGGCATGGCAGATGCGTATGTCAAGACTATCGAATGTTGCGACACGCAAAAAACTAAAGCTATTCTTGGTCAAACGCTTTCTACGTCGTCTAAAGGCAGCGGCATGATGGGTGGTAGCGGCGTGGCAGACTTGCATAGCGACGTAAAAGAAGAATGGGCATTATTTGATAAGCGCGCTTTCTGTGATATGCAATGGAAGCAAATCTTTGAGCCTTATCTTCGCATCAATGGCTACAAAGGACGTTGCCGTGCTGTGCGTGGCGGCATCAATCCTACGCAGCAAGCTTTAATGGCTAGGACATTCCAATCGCTTTATCTATCTGGTATTCGCGTAGCCAAGACGGAAGAACAGCAATTGACGAATACCTTTGGCATCAAGCTAGAAGTATTTGACCCTGCTGAAAATGCAGGCGGCGACAATAAACAGGGAAAATCTATTCAAGATAAAAAACGCTATGGTTATCCTGCGTGACGATTGGACGCCATTATTCAAGAGCCTAAAGTCAAAAGTCTCGCCGCAAAGTCGTCGCCAGCTTTTGGCTAAAATGCTACAAGATATTGACATTCTCACGCAATCTAACTTTGGTGAAATGGCTAATGGCTCAATGCGTCCGTGGCACGACGAATTGCTAGTAAGCGATGCGTATAAGCGAATTATTGGCCGTCAATTTGCAACGCTTGAAAGAAGTGAGGCAGAAAGAAATCGCGCTAAAGGGACGAAATACGAAGGTGGCACAGGCGCACACTTGAAATATTCATTCGTCTATGAAGTGACAGATAATAGCGCGTCAATGACTAATACTTCGCCATATGCCGACAAGCATCAATTCGGACGCGGCGTCCCTTATCGCCCCTATTATCCAATCGTAAAAGATGGAAGCAGGCTCATGCCTTTTGCAGAGGAAAGACAGCTAGGGATAGTTGACGAGTATTTCAAATCTTGATTGTGAAATAGTGGCGGCTTGTCATAATTGTGTCGCCATCAATCGTGCGGAAATACTGTGTGGTTGATTGGACAACGCGATTCGACTTGCGCTTTTCCTCCCTAGCCTTATCCCAATTTTTAGCAATAGTTGAAATGATTTTAGATTGTTTCATTGATTTTCTTTCTGCTTAAATTTACCGCAAAAATCTTCTTGAAGCATAATTGGAAATTTGCCCATTTCATTTGGCGCATTAAATCGGCATTCACCAGCTTTTCTTGGGGACTCGTAAGCCACTTCAATTGATTTTCCAAACAAAGATTCAACAGTGACAACTTGTGGAAGCCTAACCCACCATTTACAATCTTCGCATTTCATTTGAACATCCTTTTGATTTTTGCAATAAGCGTTGGGTCTTGAGTCTCTGAAAGAATCCTATTATTTTCAACTAAATGATTAGTCCTGTATGGGTCGCCCCAACGAAACGAAAGAAAGCAGGCTTCTTGCTTTTCAAATACAGCGATACACTTTCCGGCAACAATGTCGTAACCGTATTCGGCGTAATACCATTTTCCTACTTCTGGTTTCATTTGAATAAAATTCTAGGGTTAAGGCGGATTGATTTTTTAATGTCAACGGAATAGAGATTAAATGCTTTGAAGGCCGACCAATCGGACATTGGACTGTAGAAACCAAAATCAACAGGGCTAGAAATCCATTTATGAATAACTTTTTTATGCTGACTGCAAAGCCAATCATGGATAATTGATTTCATACAATTTCATCCTCTGCATGGCCCATAAAATCAGGCATTGCAATAACTTTAGCAGATTCAGACAATTCCATTGCGACGGTTACGCCTTCAATTTTATTCCTACCTTTTGGCAATGCGATTAATCCATTCTTGGATTTCTTGAATTTGATAGAGTCACATTGGATGGTGTGAATCCCCTCGCTAGTGTAGAGACGATATTTTTTCATTTGTATTTCCCTTCTTTTAGATTTTTCATTTGAGCCAAAAGTATTTCATAAATGTCGGACAGCTTAAAATTTGAATGCTTGTCCATGTCCTGAATCTGCCTTAATGGAACAGTTATTTTCAAATCTCTGCCGTTAAAATTTTCATGGGCTACAATTAAGACATTCATAAATTATTTGAAAGCTAAAATTGCAAGAGTTATTCCGGCGACTGGAATTGTCCAAATGAAAGCTAGCCCAATAGAATATTCAAGCAGCTTGCGGACTGCATTTGCCGGATTTGATTCTTCTTTTGCGTAATACTTGGCTTTTGTTGCAAATCCAATAAAAAAGAAAATCAGAAATGCAGCCGGAATTAGAAGTAGCAATTTCATAAATTTCCAGATTTTACATTGTGTAAGTAGTTGAAGAAATAAACTTCTGCCTGAATCCATTTGGCAGCTTTAGCGTCAACTTTTGAGATTAAAGGCAGATTGTCAATGATGCTATAAACACTGATAACGCGCATTTTAGCTAGCATTAACGTGTATGGCTTGATTGCTAATGATGGTTTCATGGTGTAAAAATTTTGTGCCAACCATTATTAAAAAGCGTGACGCCTTTCTCGACTTCATAGACTTTGGCGCAAGCTGAATCGCAAAAGATTTCCATTGGGCTATCGCTATTAAGTCCGCATTTGGAAATGCAATCCGCGCTAACATCTTCACCAATTTGCTTATTGCATTGACCGCAAAAAACGTCAAAGCGAACTACGCCATGACCGCCATTGCGCCTCATTTCTTGCCATTTTTTAGAGTCTGTCCACATATTTGATATAAGAATCCTCTACTGATTTCGCCTAATTGACAATAGTAAATGACTCATAGCCATAAAGTATAAGTAAAAATAATTGAAAAAAATGCTTGCATTAGATTTTATGATGAAGTATTTGTCTGAAAGATGGACAAAACGAATCTGCAATTTTACGGAAAGATTGAGAAGTTTGACGCAGCCGATGACGGCACTCTCATGGTTTCTGGAATTGCTTCTACGGAAGCGATTGACGCAGATGGCGAAGTTGTGACGGCGGAAGCGATGCGTAAAGCTATTCCTTCCTACCTCCAATGCGGCACAGTGCGCGAAATGCACCAGCCGATTGCTGCGGGTCGCCCTATTTCCGCTTTTGTGGATGATGAAGGTAGAACGCACTTTACCGCTAAAATCGTGGACAAAAACACTGTCCAAAAGATTAGGGAAGGCGTCCTTAAAGGCTTTTCAATCGGTGGAAAGCTGATTAAGCGTGTCGGCAATCAAATTACCGAATTGCTGCTTAAAGAGATTTCCGTAGTGGATTTGCCGAATAACCCTGAATCATTTTTCTCGGTGGTTAAATTCGATAAGCCGAATGAGCATTGCAACGATAAAGATTGCAAAACGCATACTGAAATTTCTGACGAAGAAAAGAAAAAATCTGAAAAAACTAAACTTATGGAACAAGAAGCATTGAAAAAGCTTGAGTCTATTACCGCTTCGCAAGATTCACTTGCCAAGACGGTTGCCGACCTCGTTAAAACCGTCGAAACGCTTTCTAAAGCTGCTCCGACTATCGAAAAAGTGCAAGCCGACTTGGGCGATTTGCAGAAACGCGCTACCGAAACGCAAGCCGCTTTGGTTGAAAGCGAAAAATCCAGCGTGATTGCCAAGATGCAATCCGAAGGTCGCGTGGCTTATAGCGACGAAGGCGTTGCTTACAAGTCTGACGATTTGGCGAAACTCGACTTGCCGCTTCTCAAGGTGCTTGCCAAAAACTCCACTATCCTTCCCACCGAAGCGAAAGCGATTTACAAGGGCGAAGGCAAAAAGAACGACTTTGAAGGCGTTCGTGGCTTGGACTTGGTTGAAAAATCTTGGACAGCTACTTACGGCACTACGCTTGAAGAAATGAAGGAACGCGCCTCTAAATAACTAAAATCTTATGGCTAATCAATTTGTAACACTGAAAGACATCACCGCACTTAAAGGCGGCGATGCTGTTGTCGGCTTGGTTGACAACATTGTGAATGTCGCACCGGAAATTGACCTCGTTTTGGGTCGTCCGATTACTGATATTTATTACAACGCTACCATTATGACGGCGGTTGGTTCTAACGCTGGTTTCCGCTCTATCGGCGGTGGCGTCCAACTGTCTGCGCCGTCTTTTGACCGCAAACGCTTCAACTGCTTCCCGTTTGATTGCCAAATGGAAGTGCCGGAAGATTATCTTGAAGAAGCTAATGCCGATAATCCGGTTGGCAGCATCTTGAGCTTCCATGCTAGTGCGGCTATGCGCCAAAAAGCTTTGGAACTTGGCAAGCAATTCTATCTTGGCTCTGCTAACGACGCTGGTGGGCCTCCCGGCCTTATTGACTTCTTGGCTGTCCAACGCACCCAAGTTGACTCTCGCACGGGCTTGAAGATTGACCAAGTGGTTGACGCTGGTGGCACGGCTGCTGGCAAATGCCAAACGGTCTGGTTCATCAAGCAGGGGCCGCAAGGTGTCCATTGGCTCTTTGGTAAGGGTCAAGGCATTCGTATGAATACGTGGCGTCAACAGCGCACCAGTGGCGCGGATAGCACGGCTAATACGCCTACCTATCGCACCGCTTGGGTTGCTAACACCTTTGGTTGGATTGGAACTTCTATGGCGAATTATCATGCTGTCGGCGCGATTATCAACGTGGATGCGACGATTCAGGCTAACGGCACTTACACCTATCCGTTGACTGACGCTTTGGTTAGTCAGCTTTGGGCGAAGTTCCCGATTACTGAAAAGCCCGACCTTTGCTTTGCCACTCAAAATGCGATTGCCTCTTTGCAGGCTTCCCGCACGGTGACGAACATGGTTCAGTCTGGTAATCGTGATTGGACTAGCAATGCTGCGCCTACCGCTGCTTGGCCGACGAATCTGCCTACTGCTGGCAACATTCGTATCATTCCGACTGACTCTATTGTTCCGTCTAGCCGCTTGATTCTGAACTAATATGAAATCTTTGCTTAAACTGCTTCTTGCGGTTGTGGCTTTGAGCCTTACTACGTCCGTCTTTGCGACGGGCGTAGTGGGTGTCAATCCTCCGCAATCTGGCGTTCTTGCCATTACGAACACTGGCATTGTCAGCAATTCAGTTGCATTCCCTACCGCTTACCAAAGCGTTCCGGTGATGAAATTCTTTTCTGACACTACCAATTTGACGCTGCTTATCAATACAGCTACAAATTCGCGTGTCACTGCGACGAATTTCACGCTTAACGCCATTTCAACCGATACTAACGGCAGCGTGGCATGGCAGGCGTATATCGGCACTCCGCGTATTCAATCTGGTGCTAGCCTTAATACGGCTACGCTGGCTACCAATGTGACATTCCCTGCGCCGTATGCTCAAGTGCCTGTCGTTGTGGTTACTAGTATGCACACTAATGCTCCGGCTGGTATTTTGGCGGTTACGACTACCAACTTTACCTTTCAATGCAATGTTGCATCTACTAATCGCTGGATTGCGATTGGCATTACGGCTTCGCCTAGCGATTCTGCTAGCACGGCGGCTGGTAAGAACAACGTGAATTACTGATTGTATGGCTGGCGTAATTCCAAAACATGAATTGAAGGAAGTCTTGGCGGCGGTTAATCCTGTCGTCAAGACCCCTGAAAAAGTTGTGGAAAAAGTTGAAGAAAAGCCGACTTTGCCGCCGCGCAATAAATCTGAAAAACAAAACAAAAACTAATTAAAATTTATGCCTACTCTTGGACAACAGCAATATAACATTGGCCCGATTGACTTGCTTCTCGCGGTTTCGCAAGCCCTTCCTGCGGCTGGCGCGAACGTGACGACTGACGTATTGGACTTGCAATCCATTGCGCCTAACGGTGACGCTTGGCGACTTGGCCGCATCGCGGTGAAAGTTCCGGCGATTGCTGGCAACGTGGCTGACGGCGTGACGATTGCGGTCAGTGCTGCGAATGCCGATTTGACGACTGGTTCAGCGGCTATTGCGCCGAATCTGCCTGTCGCTGGTGCGTATGTGACGCCTGCCGTCGCGCAAACCTTGACTATCTCGCCTGTCGCTGTGACTGGTAGCTCTGCGGCTATCTATTACTTCGCCATGCCTTTTGATAGCTACGGCAATCCTTATCAGTTCTTGAAATTCGTCATTACCGCTGGCGCTGGTTCTGGCACGAATAGCGAAGTTGTCACCATTGGTTTTGCTAACGCTTAATCTCGGTGCAAGCCTCTCTATGCAAAATTATACTAGCAGCCTTCATTTACTTGGGGGCTGCTAGTAATTGCTTTAGTGCTTTCAGTGTCTATCCTTCGTCTGATTTTCTAGGGACAAACTTTCTGCGTCAGACTAATGCGGCTAATGCTTTAGCGGCGATTGGCGGCGGTAGCGGCGGCGGTGCTACTAACTTTTCTTATACGGCTATCACTAATGCTCCGTGGACAACTACTAATTCGGTGCAAGGCATCGTTATGGGGATGGGCGTGGTGACGAATGGTTCGTTTGATTTTATCTCAGGCTCGGTTGACCAATTTGGGAAAATAGGTTTTTTTGACAGGGCAAATAGCTACACAAATTACATAACCGCAGATGATAGTGTTTTTAATTTTTTAACAATTGGTGGGTCGGCAAGACTTGAGTCTGGCAACTTTTCAATCAGCGGAATCTATGGCGGCAACGGCTCTGGATTGACAAACCTGACGATTCCATCAAGCGTTACGAATCAGTTTTTGACTTCGATTCCAGTTGCGGCTACAAATCAATTTTCTTTGGCAACCTTCACGCCAAGATTTTTTTACGCTACCAATGATTTTACGGTAACAAACATAGTCATTACAAATCACATTGGTTATTCTATTGTTGCGCCGATAACGAATAACGGAATGTATGAGATTGAAGTCAATGCTATTGCTAGGGGCAATCAATCCACAGATAGGCCGTATATCATCACTTGGATTACCAACGCCGTGAACATGGGCTATGTATTTACTAGCCGCGCATTTAATGGCAACGGCTATGCTGGATGGTCAAGTGGCTTTGAGCAAGGCGCACCCACGCCGGGATTTATTCTTGCAACTAATACTAGCGGGCTGGACACATTTTTAGGCAATCGTCCAATTTCTGAAAACCGTCCTGTAAGCGGCACGGCGCAATCTTCTACCGCTAATCACATTATTGTTTTGCGCTTAACTAATGCGCCAATAAATCTTTTCATGTCTTGCTCTGCTACTGCAACAGGGACTAATACATTAAAGGCAGGCAGCTACGTCAAAGTCACTAGGATTGAATGATATGGCAATCTTTAATTTTCATGGCAATCCGAATGGCGAACTTTCAGGCGGAAAGGGCGATGCCGGATTTGACGTAGATACTACGCCGAATAATTATTTTGTCTGTCTAGGAGCTACAACTTGGCAGGCATTTAATACTAGCGGATTACCTAGTGGCGATTGGGGAGGCTTAGTGCCTAGTCCGCCTGCGCCTGCGCCTTGCGTGTCAGGAATAGCAATTCCCGGTATGGGCGGCAATCCTGCGCCTCAAATCCTTCGCGCTTACGGTTACGACCCCGAAGCATACATTTCTACGGCAAAATTGATTCCGCAGCCATATACGACTAGCGATGTCGTCAAGACTAAAGTGGGTGGAATTATTGCATTGATTCAGGCTTGCGACGATGCACAACCGCCGCTAGGAGAATTTTCGGGCGACGTATTGACGACGTATAATCAAATCGTTACCAATGTAACCGAAGAAATTAACGGTTATCTTTCGACGATTTATCCGATGCCATTAGCGCAAACTGGCACGGTAGCGATTATTCAAATCCGCGACGTTGACGCTAATGGCGCGGTTACAGAAATCGCGGTGGTAGAATCTGGAAATTATCAAGTTGCCCCTGACTCAAATCAGTATCCAGCTTACTTGCGCTATATCAATCCGCTAACAACTGTCCAAGAAAATTACACTTGGACTGGTAACGAGGATTTATATTGCAATTGGAATTGGGCTGACATTTATCAGCAAAAGGGGACGGGATTAAATTTAGCCGTCACTTACACGACGCAGAATTATTCTGACGAATCTGGACAATTGGCAGATGCTAATGTGGTTTCAGGAACGCCGTCTATCGTGGATGGTGGGTCAGATTATGTCGTAGGTCAACTAGTCGTATTGCAAGGTGGTAGCAGCTTTGTGCCTGCAAAAGTCCGTCAAGCTTGTGCGGATATTGTCGCTTACAGCCTATTGCAACGTCGCTTTGCGCCTGACGAAAAGAACAACTTTACCGCTAACGCAAAATGTTGGCGTGATATGCTTTATGCCATTGGCGAAGGCGAAAAGACTTTAGACGGCACTTACAAGCGCAGCTTCTCGCCCGTATCAGCTTGGACGCAAAAGAGCGTGTTGTTCGGGGCTAACAGTCTATGAGTAGCATTAAAAATCAATGTAATGCCATCCAGCAAGCCCTAGATGGCAAGATTGATGGTGCGAAGGCGTATATTGCATCTGATTTCGTCCATGCTTGGGAAATCCTTTTGAACAAGCCGGGGACTTGCAAGATTGCTATTCTATTTGAGGACGAAAAAGCGCGAGTCAATTTTGCAGGCGGTGATATTACCGGACGCGTAAATCGCTATATTGACGTAATGATTTCACGCGGTAGAGGGCTAGACGCTATTCGTTCCGGCAATCTTTCCGATGGTGTAGGCGGTGGCAGGCCGCTATTCGATTTAGCAGAAGAAATGCGCGACGTATTGCGCCTTATCCGCTTTGACCCTGTAACCGATGAAGTTCCTGACTATATCGGTTTAGGAAGATGGGGTAAAGACGAAGGCTTCAACATTGACGCTTTCAAATGTTCAATTTGGATTGGCACACAATTAAGGTTGCCAGTTTATCAAAATGGCAGTAATGTCTCGCAAGTCGTATAAGTAAAACTTAACAATCAACAATTTTAGATTATGGCATTTAATACAGCAGCAAACAGTGTGTCAAATAATGGTGGGACGGATGTAAGCGGAGCATTTGCCGCAGAAGGGCCAACTACTATTGTTTGGGGAACTTGCAATCAATACGCTGGCTATATTGTCGTCAGCGCAAGTCAAACTGCTCGCGTAGAAGAAATTGACATTGAGCAATGCGCTGGATTTGAAGCCATCGTCATTTTGCTTAACAAGGGCTTTGATGTTGAGCTTACTGTCATTGACGACACGGCCACAACTCCGCCTGCCATTGGTGCTACGGTTAGCTTGCTCTCCGCTTATGGCGATTCCGTGCCAATGCTTGTGGTTGGCATGAAGTCAGACCAATCCCGAAAAAGGGAGGGGATGCGAGTGATTACTGCCAAATCGTTTAATGCGGTGACGGGCTTGCATTAATTTTATGCAAACACTCTCTCAAGCTGCGCCTAAAATTACTTACGAAGAATCATTGCGAATCGTCAACATGGACGGTTGGCGTGATTTCAAGCGCAAACAATCTTGCGCTCAAAAAGCAATGTCAAAACCGCTTCCCGGCGAAAGTCGCGGAGCATTTTTGAACGGCGCAATTAACATCTGCGGTCATTCTGTCCATAGAATTGTTCCGTCAGATTTTATTGTCTTGGAAGCGTTGAAATCTCCTATCTTGAAAATGATGGAGCAAGCTACGCAATCTGGCGAAAAGAAATCTGAAATGGAATGGACGGCGCAAGAGGAATTTGAAATCTGCTACGTTTTTACGACTGACCCGAAAGAAGTCTATCGCACTTTGAAATCTAAAGGCGTAGAAGAAATTAAGCGTCTAGCCGAAGAAACTGTATTGGAATGGGACGCTGAAATTCCTCGCTTTGTAACGCTTGCGGTTATTGAGCAATTGAAACGTCATGTAGAAACGAAAGTAAAGATTGCGACTGAAATTCAGAAAGAAGGCGAGATAAGTTTTTTTCGGGAGCAAAAGACCTAGGCGACGTTGATGGCGTCGGCTGGATTTTTTCGTATTACGCCTTGTATCGTAAATACTTTTCTTCGGAGACGATGGAGCAAGTGCTGTGTGAGATACCAATGGAATTTGGTTACGCAGCGATAGGCGCGGCAATGAGCCATGATGGATGGTTACAATTTTCCGGCGTGAAAATCGGCGGTTACATAAAGTCAGAAATTGAAAAGCTGGCTAAAGAGAATAAGCAATGAATTACGTCTTAAATCTTCAACTTGAAGGCGCAGAGCAAATTAACTCTGCGTTAGACGGCTTGCTTAAAAAGGTTGGCGGAATTGGTAGCGGCACGGGTGGCAAGATTGATTTTGCCGAATGGCTAGGCGCGGGACAATCTGAATTGAGTCAGATTGAAGGCGACGGCGAAAAGGCGGCAGGCTCATTTGCTAAAGGCGCAGAGAAAAAGCTAAAGTCATTCAATATCTTTGACGCTTGGGGCAAGTCTCGCTTGAAAGAAATGCAAGATTTTTGGAACGATGCCATTAAGGCTGGTAAGGAAAATCTAGGCGGCAAACAAGCTGGAAAATTTGAGGCGATGGAATTGCTTGGCCGTCAAGGCGGCAGCATTCCTAAAGTCAACTTCTCCGAAATGGAAAACAACCTTGCTAAATTGGCAATGGAAGATTTTTCAACCAACAAGCGCAATGATGCCAATAAGCCGCAAGGTGGCACTATTAAGGAATATGTCGTTGCTGGATTGGCGACTTTCTTCAATCCATTTATCGGTGCTAGGGCATTTGAAAACATCGGCAGAGGAAAATCTGGCAAAGGAATGCTTGGCTCTGAAAGCTATGTCAGAAACTTTGTGCTTATCAAAGCTGCTGGAATGGCTTTTACGTCGCTAATTAACGCCGTCAAGAAAACTACGCAGGCTTACGATGATGCTCGCAAGCTGTATGCGAAGTCGCTAATGAGCGGACTAGGCGTAGGCTTTACAACTAAACGCCAAAACCTAGCAGAGATTTTAGGCGTGCATGAATTAGAAGTAATCCGCTTTGGTAAAGCATTGGAATATCTTGCGCCTAAATTGCAATTCGCTAACGACACGATGGCTAAAACCAACAAGGAATTGACTGGCGTTGGATGGGAATTTGCGATTTTAGGTAAAAATCTTCAAGCGATTTGGAACATTGTTGCTAATGCAATGTCGCCTGCTTTCATGGCATTTGCTCAAAACATGAATGCTTTTCTTGAGAGTCTAGGCAAGACGGATTTTATCGCTGGTGTCGCTGGTGCATTTAATCTGCTATTCATTGCGCTTAATAACGTAGTCGGAGTCATTGAATTGGTGATAGCTGGCTTTGCTAATGGCATGAAAGTGATTGCTGATAGCATTGCTTTTGTAATCGCTAAAGCACTCAACTTGCTTTCTAAAGTCCCCGGACTTGGTGGCATTGGAGGATTTGATACTGACAAGATTTTGCAAGACATTATTGATTCGTCGCAATCCGTTGCTGATTTGGCAGAAAGAGTCGCCGGAAATGCTTTTGGCGGAAATGCAGGCGGTGGCGTTCCAACTCCGCAATCTTACATGAAACAACTTCCCGCTTCGTCATGGGAAAAGATGGGCCTAGTTGTTGGTGGCGGCACAAACAATTACGCCCAACAGACTGCCAAGAATACGAAGGATACCGCCGATGCTGTAAAATTTATAGCTAAAGCTATGGGAGCAGGCGGCGGAAGCAGCAATCCTTTTGGAATGAATTTGATGACTAGCAACGCATGAAAACTATTATTGATACAACGGTAACGGTTAAGGACGGCATTGTGACGATGACAGGAAAACTTGTTGACCGTCAATTTGGTTTTCCGACGATGCAACAAACTGTGCCATTTGCCGATGCTAATAACGCACGTTGGATGCGCCATATTCAGATTTCGCAACAAGCTACTTTTGTAAAAGCATTTGGTAACGGCTTTGGATTTCCGCATGAAGTCTTGGTTAAGATTGCTACCGCCTGCGAGCCTAAAACATCTTATCCGCCTGTGTTCAAAAAAGGCGAAGATGAATTAGTGGCAGAAATTAGTTCTGAAATTGAGCCTACTTTGCAATGGGAAGTTTCTGACGGCGTGAAAGAATCTTCTGTGTGGAAGCCGATTGAAGGGCAGACTAGCCGCGCTTTGGACAAAACCAAAGTTACTAAAGGTCAATTTGTGCGCTTGGTTGCTACTAGCGAAGCTGGACAGATGATTAGCAACCCCGTGCTTATCAAGTGATATGTCGCTACCAACTTTGCCAACAGGCGGATATGATAGGGCTGACGGCGTAAGAGTATTGCCGAATCAGGTCAACGGTAATTTTCCTGTCGGCAAAGTTGGGACGCCTGACCCTATCAATGGGATACAAGTATTTTCTAGCAATGGTGCAGGCAATTATTCAGTAGAGCAAGACCCTGAATATCCGATGATGGAAAGGGCTGAACAAGCTACTTTTCAACAGCGTCTAAAAATGAGCTTTGCGCAGGCTTATGAATGTATTTCATATTTGCCGCGTGGCTCATTTTTCAGAGATTCTAGCACTAATGTTTGGCGACTATTATCATCCAAGATTCAGGCTATGCGCGGCGGCATGGCATCGCTTGAATACACGGCAGAATCAATTTCCTTTGATACTCCGCCTGATGAATTTCAAATTGTTCCCGTTGAATTAGGAATTGATATTCTCAAGCATCCTCGCTATGCGTGGGCTATTAGTCCTCAAGCTGGCGTTGCGACTCCGATTATTATTGGCGACGTAACTGTTGATGCCTCTGAATTTAAGAATACGATTATGCGTATGATTCAATCATACCGCGATTCTCCTTTTTATCCGTCTGCGGACAACATTAACGGGCTAATTCAAAATAACATTGTATCTCAAATACAAAGCGGAAAGTTGACTATTAATTATCCGAATGATGATTTTGACCCTAAAGCAAAGTCTACTGCTCCAAAAAACTGGGACGGGATAACCGCTAATAAGCCAAGCGGTAATATGCCGTATTATTTACTTGGTTATTCTGTTGATTTAACAGACCCCGATGACCCAGTTGCAATTGCTTTGGCCGCTGCTAAAGAAATTATCAGCAAACTTTGGCGTCAAGAAGACACCCCTTATCAAGTTGGATATGAATTAACTTGGAGTCAGTATTTCTTTGCTCCGCCTTATCTAAATCCCGGTGGCTATCGTGAAAATCCGCTTGACGTAGTGCCGGATTATTTCACTGACCCCAATGCTTTTCAGGGATTGCTTGCCAGAGGCTCACTTGGAACAAATTCAAACGACGACACTATTGAAGCTGGATTTCAAGATGCCGGATTGGGCGGCGGTAGTATTTTTGATTATCTGGCTGTAATCAATCCGCAATCGTATTCTAGCGATAGGACGATAACAGGCGATGTGAATTTGTCGGCATTGCGTATGGCTGACGAAGTAGAGTATAGCCGCACTTGGTATAAGCTAATCCATCGTTGGAAGATTGCGCCGATTGGTCAATGGGATAAGCAGCTTTATCTTGAAAAAGGTGAAGATGGCCCTCAAAACGCTAACGACTTTGTAACGACTGTCTGATATGCCAACTATCACTACGCCAATCAGTAGAGCTAAACGAGCAACTCGTAATGAGTCGTCGTCTATTATCGGCTCGGTGCGTGATTCCGGCATGGTTTCAAAGCAATGGATTAAGGATAAGCGCGATTCTGATAATCAATTTTCGGCCACTAATGCCTTGTCGAAATTGCAATCTGACGTAGCGAAGATTCGTAGGGTTAAAGCGGGAGGTGCGCCATTGTCAGAACAAAACCCGACTATATTGCCATTGCAAGTTTATCAGATTGGCGAAAACGCATTAAAGTTTCAAATTCGCACGGGGCTTATTAGTGTGCGCTCGCGCTATTGGAAAAATGGCTATAAGGATGCGTCCAATAACGATTCAACTTATGGCGGGCCAAATTATAATGCCTACAACGACGACCTTGAAAATGTAGGCAACTTTGAAACTGATTGCATTTTGATTGGTGATACTTGGACTGCTTTAGAGTCGGGCTATCAGTATTCTACTCTTTTTTCTCCAATTACTTCTAAAGAGCTTGTTGAAAATTCAAACACGGTAACGCTTTCGCTTGACGAAGATACTTTGATTAGCGGAAGGGATGATACTCACAATTTGCTTTATTATGACTCCTTTCTATTGCCTGACATGGTTGGAAAGGAAATGGGAGTTGACGGAGAAAATCCAACAGGCATTTGGGTTGCTTTTTACGCGGAGATAATTGACGACGTAGATTTTGGGGTTGCTATCAATCTTTGGGCTAGATGCGTAAAAACACAGCCGTCAGCCACTACAAATTTTGCAACGATGGATTATTTGTTTCCAAATTCTCTTGAGTCGTTTTATGGAAACACCTTCATTCCTTTAGCGGTTGTCGGAATGGACTTGCAAATATCGCTTAACCCTGATACGTCAACTTACGTTTGCAATAGCGTTGGTTTTGACCATGGATTTAGCCAATTGCAAGTTGGAAACTTAATAAATCGCTTTCCGTCATACGCAAATGCAAATGGCGGCTATTTGGCAAATCCGCTGATTTATCGCGGAAAATGGACAGCCGACAGCCTTTCTGGACAATTCTTTTATCCCGGCGATATGGTTTATGACGATTCAGGCGCAAGCGGATACCTGACAAAAACTCTTGATACAGGCACAGGCACATTCAAGTATCGCGGTCAATATGTTTTCAAAGCAAATAAGCCTGCGTTCAAAACAGTTGCTCCAAATGGCGACCCAACAAATTGGCAATATATCGGCGCAGTAATTTAACTTGATTTCCTTTGCCAAAAGCATTAACAATTCTAATAAAGTGAAAAAGATTTTTGTAACTATTCTGATTTTGCTAACCCTAGTGGTGGTTGGTAGTGCTACCGACTTGCAATTTAATTTGCGTGACCCTCAATTTGGGCTTAATCAGGTTACAAATGTTCCTGTTCAATTACAGGCTCAAAACATTCAGCAATCCGGCGCAGTAACTTTATTGCCGTGGAAGTTGACACAATATACTGATACTAACGGTGTAACGACTTTTACCAACATTTATGGTAGCTCGGTGGCTGGCTTCTATCATTTTACAATTACAGTCCCCAATACTTCTAAACGAGTTGACGGCAATGTTTGGATTCAGTCAACGAATCTAGGCGTCGTCTCTGCTTCATCCGTAGATTTGGTAGTTGGTGCGCCAACTTATCCGGCAGGCACTTGGGCTTGGTCTGCTTATGCTTCTGACATTCGCTATGCAGGAGGGTCAAACCTCTTGTCTAGTTACGTCACCATTGGTCAATTAAATAATGCAAGCAATACTTTGCAACTGCAAATCTTTGCTTCTACCAATGGCTTTTTGCCGATAGCGACTAACATCGCCTATTGGGTTTATTCAAATAACCCCGCTGGTTATCTCTCACAGATTCCAGTCGCGGCAACCAATTTATTCCTAACGTCTGTACCTATTGGGGCTACGAACAAGTTCGTAACTACCAATGACACAACTTGGTTTATCAGTCAGGCGAATCAAATCGCGCTTACCAATGGCTACTTGCGCCTAGTCCCCGTCGCGGCAACGAATCAATTTGCCACTACGAATTACGCAGCCTCTTTGGTTCAAGCCACTAATGGCTTTGTAACCGCGTCTATCACTAACGGTTTGGCCACTACCAATTATGTTAATTCCGCCACGAATGGTTTTGTTACTGCTTCAATTACTAACGGCGTGGTTTTTAACAATCGTCTGTTATCGGCTAGTAATTCAATTGTGGCATTGATTCCTAGCACGAATGGTTTTATCACGGCGGCAAACATTCCAATTGTTTCGACAAATCAGTTTGCAACAACCAATTATGTTATTCAGGCAAGGATTCCGGCGCAAACAAACTCGCTGATTCTTTATTTTACCAATGAGTCAACGGTATTAAACCAAGATGTCGTTAATTTTTATTCAACTATAACAGACGTTGACGGCCCGTATTCTTATCAATTTAATGCTAAAAAAATTGTATCAATAAATGGCGGCCAATCTGGTGCATCCTATTTGTCTGAATTTAATTACACTGGATTAGGCGGCGAATTTACCTACGAAACGCTTAATGGCACTGGCACTGGCGATGCGGCATTGGGCTATAGCCACAATCTGGCATCAACAAACATTTCTGGATTAGACGCAAGATTTGCTGTCGGGGTTGGAACTTTTTATGGGTTGGGCGGGCAATGGGGCGCATCCTACGAATTGCTGACAAAAAAGAGAAGCTCTTACTGGACGACCAATCAATTGGGGGTATTTACACATCCATTTACGATAGACGGCGATGGAGGAACTTCGCTTGGCGACAACCCTGAATCCGAGCACACTAAAGATTGGAAGTCTGTTCCGTGGGTTCGTATTCGCGGTAGCAGCGATTCAACCCGCCCGCAGTTTCAATTAGAAGGCTCTATGCGTCCGTTTTCCGGCTCGCTTACAAATGGCGCATTCTATAGCGATGGCACAAATGTTTGGCTTATCCAAAGTGGAGTAAATTCAAAAATAGCGACGCTTGGAATTTCAAATAATTTTATTGGCGGTCTTTATGTCAATGGCACTTCGGTTCTAACAAATTCCGCCTCAACAAATGGGTTTTTGTCAACCGCTGATACTAACAGTATCAAGTTGTGGGTTGGCTCTGCTATTGCGGGCAGTAATTATTTGTCCGAAGTTCCTGTCGCCTCTACCAACAAGTTTGTATTAACAAACGACACAACTTGGTTTATCTCACAGGCGAGCCAAGTTGCTTTGACGAACGGATATTTACGCCTAGTGCCAACGGCTGCTACCAATCAATTTCTTTTGACTAACGGTTATGCTGCGGGATTGGTTTCTGGTGCGGCTATTACAAATGCGCTTGTAACAAATTCTGTATTTTCAGGCGATGGCTTTAGTATTACTAACTTGCAATTTACAAACCTGTCCTATGCAAGTTTGGTTCAGATTACAAATTTGCTTGGTAGTGGCTACATTCAGCAATTGAATGGATTTGGAACGAATACGACGCTAAAGTTTGCGGGTATTACTAATAGCTACATTCTGAACGGCACAAATAGCGGTGGCTACTATACGAATGCGGTTAGTGTAACAGCTACTAATTTTTATGTTTCTGCTATTGGAAACGCTAGTGGTGTCATTCGTTTTCCAAATGGCGATACAATTGCAGAATCCACCACTGGTGGTGGTAGCGGTGGCGAAACAGGAATTGCAATAGGTCTTTCAAATGGTGTGCCTCTTTACGAGCAATACAGCTTTGTTGCTGGTGCGTATAACGACATTGCCGCACAAGCTGGCTTTGTTATTTGGGGGGCTTCAATTGCTGGCGGCACTCGCAACAGCATCGAAGTTGGTGGCTCTGGACGCGGTAACGCAGCGTTTATTGCTGGCGGCTCTAATAACGTGGCATCTGGCGCATATTCTTTTACCGCTGGCGCAAGAAACTATACTGTCAATAATGGAACTTTTGCTTTGGGATACAACGCAGCAGCGCAATATGCGGGTTCTTTTGTTTGGAGTGGATTTGAACCTACGTCAACGCAATTTGCCGACACTAGCACGAATCAATTCCTAATCAAAGCCGCTGGTGGCATGGGTATCAATACCAACAATCCCGCTAACTATGCGCTTAACATTGCTGGAATTGGCAACGCTTTTGACTGGCGTGTTCGTGGTGTCGGCGTCCTTACTTCAAATAGCATAGTCGCCTCTTACATGGCTACCAATGTCGTGAGCGGTATTCGCATCACAAATTCAATCATCACGGGTGCGTCTATCACAAATCCGGTAATCGTCTCGCCAACTATTGTTAGCGCATTGACTACGAATATCGCTGTCATCTTCGGCAATGGTTCAACGAATACTTTGTATTTTACAAACGGTATTCTCTACAACATCACCCCATGAACAGAAATCACGCTAACGAGATTAAGCTAATTTGGGCTTTAGTCATTGCGCTGTTAATCGGCGCAGTTGCTCATGCTCAAGATTATTCAGTCAGCTTTAGTCATCCGACTAATTCTGCTCCTATTAAAAGCTATGTGCTTTACGCGCAAACCAATGGCATTTGGGTAGGCCAAGCATGGTGCAACGGCACTACTAACGAAATCGCTTTCAAGTCTTGGAATTTGCCTAGCAATCCTTGTCAACTAGCCATCAAATCATTTGGATTTGACGATTCTATAAGTTCAAATAGCATTAGTATCAAATTTGATACAGCCGATTTCGTGGTTAAAACCAATGTGATTACGCTTCCAAATCCGGTTTTGCCGCCTACATTTTTATTCATTAGGAAATTATGAGGGAACATCTGACTACTGGTTTCAAGGGAATGTTTGCGGCTGGCTCTGCTGGCGGTGGACTTGCTGTAAGCGTTGCGACTCAAGTTGAGCCGTGGCTTCGCGTTGGCGCATTGATAGCTGGCATCGCCGTTAGCGTAATCACATTTTATTCCATTTGGAAAAAACTTTGATATGGCAATAAAAAAATACCTAGATTGGCGCGGATATTTTGAAGGGCTTTATCTGTCTTGGATTAAGACATTAACTTCTACGCTTCTAGGTTACGTCGGAACAAATGCCGTAGAGACAATGGGAATAGCCAAAATTGGATTGACTTGGCAACAGGCATTAGGCGTTGCGGCGTCAGTTACATTTATCGAAGTGCTTCGCTATCTGAATACCAAGCCAAAGCCTGATACAATTACTGAAACAGCCGACACGCAGATTATTAACAAACCATGAAAATAGCATCATTCCTTATTATCGTCGCCGCTATTAGCTGCGGCTGCGCCATTGACAAAGCACAATTAGCTCGCAAGTCAACCGTATTTGGTATGCAAGTGCAAACGCCTGCACCTTATCAGATTGTGTTGCAGATTGGCTTAATTCGTAGCTTTGATTTGGTTAATCCGGTCAATTCTAATGGAGTAGCGGCAAAATTTTATTCCTACGTTGACGCGGATTTGAAGCCAATACACCAATCGGCCAAAGAAACTATTGATACCAAGTGAATCGCTTCTTCGATATACCGTGGATTGCATCACGCGAGCTAATGCCGTGGGAGTCCGCTAGACGCGGTTTAGATACTAGGACGGGTCTTTTTGAGCTAATGGCTCAAGAGCCTCGCATAAGGCTTCGTAGCGACATTGCAGGCGGTGTATTGGAGCTAGTCACAGGACAGATTAGCGATTTAGCTTCTATTCCAACTTTGGTTGACTCGTTTTGTATGGCGTCAGATGACCAGCGCATAGCGGGCGGCGCATGGTTTCACGACGATTTATACAAAAACGGTGGTCGTGTCCCAATTTATGACATTGACGGCACGTTTATCAAAATAGTCTTTTTGGCTAGAAAGCAATGTGACCAAATTTTATGCGATGAAGCGATGCCGGATTTAGGCGCATCTAAAGCCGATAGATGGAAGGTCTATACAGGCTTACGCATTGGAGGTCATTTCAGTTTTAAGCAAGTCCCCTAGAGTGGCAGAGAGAGGCACTTAATTGGAAAGCGAAGCCTGCGATAACGGCGGGTTAGACGAATCTAGGGGGCTTGCCTTCATTCATTTTAATGTCAATTGGATACAAATTAAAATCCAAAACATTATCTTTTACAATTTGCCATCTTTTTTCCAACTTGAATTTTCCATTACCAATAAACCAAGCTGAATCTGCGAGTCTTAAATAAAGCCTTTTGCGCTTAATTGTTAAGTATCCGCCAGCATCAAATCGTCTTGGCTTTCTATTAAATGTCCTGATTTCTGAAATGTATTCTGGATGGCTCATAAACATTTCCTCCAAACTTCACAAGCAGCCATTTCCGCACTTTTTTCTACGCCTTGACGACGTAATTGCAATGACTTACTACGAATAATTCCTAGCCTTAAAACCGAGCTCTCAATTCCATCTTGAAAAATCCAATTCCAAGCTAGGTTAAATTCGTCCATATTCCATTCAGAAGGATTGGACTTCTGAAATTTTAATTGCCAGAGAGTCATAATCCTAATTCCTTAATTGTTTTTTTAACCCATACATTTTCAGGGTCTAGTTCAAATTGTTGTGGCGTGGGAATTGGCGATACCTTCAAATTGCGCTTGCATTTTTTGCGCCATTCCTTAATCGCTTCCGCAAATGCTTCAATTTTTTCGACTGTGGATTTCATAATTTATTTAGTGTTGTGTCGTAAATCATTTCTCTAGCGGCTCTTGCGCCTAGACTGTTCAGCATTGCCCTAGCGTCTTTATACGGTTGCGGAATAATTATACAAACAGCTTTTGAACCAATTTCTTTTTGTAGTTTTCTTGCGCCGTCTAATCCCGGCCTCCAAGTATCGCCATTTGGTCGCTGCTTCAATTCGTCATTATCAGCTACGATGATTATATGTTTAATCAAAGGACTCATTCGATACAAGTGTTTTTTGATTTCTTGTGCGCCTGTATTGCAAGTTGGCCTGCCAACTGAATACAAACCCATTGATAAGAAAGCCGCAACGTCGCTAGCCCCTTCTGGCACAAAGCACAATTCTTGCGGCTCAATATCCGGCACAAATATCCCCTGCCTAGAATTTTTAATAGCTCGCTTTGAACCATCTTCGTAACGAGTCCGATAACCAACTACATTGCCATCGCCATCTTGCATCGGAAATGTCCAAGCATTTTCTTCTTGACTCCATTTAACATCTAATTGTTGCAATGAAAATTTTGTAACGCCAAGCTCTTTAGCCAAAGAATCAATATCAGCCTCGACTAATTTTTCTTCGACTTTAGCAATGTCCAATTTTGGACGTTCAACTTTTCTAACAGGAATGTATAAAGGTTTTTTGTCGTCGCTAAAACGATGATACCAACCGCCGTCGCGTGATGGCATCGGACTGGAAACCCGCATACAAATATACATTTTGTCACCATAGCGACAAGTCCAGTCCGAATGATTGCACGATGGGCAAGGCGATTCTTTTGTAAATTTAGCCCAAAGTGTTTTCATTTTTTAATTTTTGGTCTCTTTGTTAAACAAATTGGACACGCTTTCCACGCCGCGCAAATCTGATAATCCTGATACGCCCAGCCAAATTTTCCATCATTTGTAATTAACCACTTAATATGTTTGCACCATTTTTTCATGCTAGTTGATTTGATTGCTTAAAAACTCACATACCGACTTTACGCATTTCTTTCTTTCGGAGAGTGCGATTTCTGAATTTAATTGCAAATACTTTTCTCGCTTTTCTCTGTCAATTGCTTTTGACTTGATTTCCATTTCTATCGGAGAATCTACAATAAAATAATCATCTATAAAGTAGGCGTCTTTTTTAATTGTTCCAACGCATGACGAATCAAAAAAACACGGCGCATTGCAATAAAGACCCTCGTAAAATCTATTTGCCATGTAGTTAAAATTTTCGTGAGTTTTTGTGTCCTCTATGTAAAGCGATGCAGAAAAAAGCCGCAATGTTTCCTTTTCCTTTTCCCAACAAAATCTATCCGTCAACAAGCAGCTTGCGCCTGAATCAATGAAATCCCTAATGTTTTTTTTGCTTGTTGAAAGAATCATATCGCCAATAAGATATTTGCCAAAATACTTTTGCCGATATTTTCTAAACGTCCCATAATAGCAGCATCCATATTTCTTTGGAATTTCTGCGCGGCGAGGCTCTGCTATCAGCGTATTCAGGTTCGCCATGTGGAAAACATCGCTTTTGTGCGCCTTTTTAACGGCTGGCTTTACAAAGTTAGTTATTATAAACTGCATTCTTTTCTTAACAAATTCATTTGCAAAAAGCTCAAACTCATTTGTTATCCAACCAACCTTGCATGATTTTTGACGGTCTAAAAGTCTTTCAACATTGGCAAAATCCGCAAATCCGCAAGCATAAGAAAACAAAACTAAATCAAATTGTCCCTCTGGCATTTCAGAATGAATATCTGTCAAGATTGAATGCCATCCCAGCCTCAAAAATTCACCATGAAGCGCAATTGAATTTCTAACATGGGCAATGCTAGTAGATTCGGAAACCCTAGAAGTTTCTATTATTACAATTCTCATTTGAAAGAAAACGTCAAAATTACAGACTTTAGATTTTTTCTATCATCCAACAATGCCATGTCAAACTTTGTCCGCCGCACTCCAAAAAACGATTGTAGCATTTCAAGCTGTTCTTTAGAGTTAAACTTTATTGTAAAATTTCCCTCGTATGGAAGTTCTGAAATTTTAACAAGGCTAATGTCGTCCGGCATTGTTCGTCTAGGCGGTATCATTTTGATTTCCTTTAATTAAAACGGATTTTCATTTGTTTCATTTCCAATAGCCGACAATTCTACTTTCTTCCAACCATTGTTTTTTACGGCTGTGATTAGATTGCTTGCATCGGCAAATTTCATTTCGGAAACATTTTCATATCCAAATTTTGTAAGTAATCTTGCCTGCCCCAAACTACAAAGCTTTCTATTCCATCGGTCAATAATAACACCACACAGTTGCTTTGCTTTGGCATAACCAAGCTCATTAACATTTTTTACACCAGAAGCCTCAAGCATATCCTTCATTTTTTTAGAGATTGATTTCGCCCTATCCCAACCTCTAGGCTCAACTGGCTTGACTTGAAAAATATCAAATGGATTAACTTTTGACGACGTAAATTTTGCTTTGGCTTTTAACTTTTCTTTCTTGGCAATTTCTTCTTGCTCGCGCTTCTTGCGTTCCTCAATTCGCTTTTCTTCTTCTTCAATCGCTTTGTCCATGCGAACCTTGCCGCCTTGCTGTCTGGCTCGCTTAACCGCTGCTTCCAATACTTCATCACTGACTTTTCCGCCAAGAATATCAGCCGTCGTCATCAATTTATGCCGCCCTGAATTTCCGACAA